CGGCCGTCGGCCCGCTTGTACTTCATGCCCCGGATGCGGCCGGTGATCCCCGCGACCTTGATGATTGCGCCCGAAGCCTTGCTCTCCGGGATGGTGGGCAGCACGACCTCGCGGGCCGTCCAGCCGATGTGGGTGCGCTCGCCCTTGTAGAGCTGGCCGTTGCAGCGGTTGGCGATGCCGTCGAGGCACTGGATCGGGTAGACGACCTCGGGGAAGTCCTCCAAGAGCAGGTCGTTGCCGTCGAGTTCCATCTTGATGGAGTCGAGCATGTCCATCGCGTGCCCCTCGTCCGAGCCGATGAGGCACACGAACTCGCGGTGCCCGTAGAGCACCGCCCAGATGCAGGCGCACTCGCAGATCGTGCTCTTCCCCGAGCCGCGCGGCATCGCGAGCGCGAACAGGCCCCCGCGCAGCACGGCCTGCTCGATGCGGGCGATGACCTTCAGGTGGTCGCGGGACCACGGCAGGTGGAAGGTGAGCGGGAAGTACGTCTCGCAGAAGAAACGGAAGTCAGACGCCGCCTTCGCCTTCCTCCCCGCGTTCACGACGGCCGGTAGCTCGCCGATGTCCCGGCCGGCCAGCGACAGGGCGATGTTGCGGGCGCGGGCGCGTCCCTTGAGGACCTCGTAGGGGTCGCCCACCGGCTCGGGCCTGGGGGCGTGCCGCAGTTGCACCAGCCAGGCGACGTAGCGCAACAGGTCCACGTGCCGGGCGTCGCCGATGCGCAGGCCGGCCCGGCTCCGATGGCGGTGGAGCTGCCGCTCGTTGATCACCTCGCCCAGCGGCGTGGAGTTCAGCAGGCGGCACAGCTCGCTCGGGCGCAGGCGCCGGGGGTCAATCGCCACTTGCCATCTCCCGTACCAGCCACGCCGCGTAGTGGACCAGGTTGATCGTCCCGTCCGCGTTCGCCGGTGCTCCCGCCTCGAGGTCCGCCTGGAGCATCTCCGGGGTCACGGGCTGACCCCCGACCTTCGTCAGCAGCCGGGCCGCGTTTGTCGGCGTCAGGGCGTTCGGGTTCAGGCCCGCGGCGGGCGTCGCTTCGCGGTTTTCGGCCATGATTCCGCCCCCTGAAAAACCTGGAGAATTCCGGTCGAACTTGGCTTGCTGTCCTCCCGGAGCCCGAGGTAACTGTCCTGACCTGACGTGGCCACGCGACTGTCGCGCGGCCGACCCACGACACCCCGCAACACGGGAGAAGACCGATGTCCGCGAAGAAGACCCCCAAGACGAAGGCCCCGAAGACTGCCAAGGCGAAGAAGGCCCCGAAGGCCGACGCCGCGCAGGTCGAGCAGGTTCAGACGTCGGCCGCAGAGCCCACCCCCGAACCGGCCAAGGGGAAGGGCAAGCGGAAGGCCAAGGCGAAGGCCGAGCCCAAGGCCAGGAAGGTCAGCGCCCTGGACGCCGCCGCCAAGGTGCTGGGCGAGGCCGGCGGGGCGATGAGCTGCAAGGAGATGATCGAGGCGATGGCGGCCAAGGGGTACTGGACCAGCCCCGGCGGCAAGACGCCCGACGCCACGCTCTACGCCGCGATCCTCCGCGAGATCACCGCCAAGGGGAAGGACGCCCGGTTCTACAAGGCCGACCGGGGCAAGTTCGCCCTCAACGGGGCGGCGTAGCCCCGCCCTTGGCCACCCGTTCGCCCACGAGGCCCCCACGCGGGGCCTCTTCTCGTTGGCCGGGGTTCGGGTCAACTCGCCACCCCCGGCCCGACGTGGGCCAACGTGGGCGAACCGTGGGCCTCCTCCACGCCGAGGAACCGGACCGGCTTGCCCAGCTCCCGCGCGATCCGCACTTCCGCCTGCACCCCCGCGCTCTCCTTCCAGCCGTCCATCATCAGGACCACGACCTCGTCACACCGCTCCAGGTGGGCACGGTCGTAGCGCTCCCAGAACCGCCAGTCGGTCGGCAGGCCGAACTCGACCAGCGGGTGGCTGTGCGCGATGGGCGAGAAGACCAACATCCCGGCCCGCAGGAACGCGGCGGCCAGGCGGCAGGCGGTACGGAAGCGCCGCTCGCGCACGGCCGGGTCGGGGTGCGAGTAGGGGCTGGCGAGGTAGATCATGCCGGCACCCCCTCCGGCGCGGCGATCCGTTCCGCCTTGCGGCCGGTGAACTTCTCCCAGCGCTGGACGATCACGTCGCAGTAGAGCGGGTCCAGCTCCATCAGGAACGCCTTGCGCCCGGTCTGCTCTGCGCCGATGAGCGTCGAGCCGGACCCGCCGAACAGGTCCAACACGTGCTCGCCGGGCCGCGACGAATACTGGATCGCCCGGACGGCCAGCTCGACCGGCTTCTCGGTCAGGTGGACCATGTTCTGCGGGTTGACCTTCTTGACCGACCAGACATCGACGGCGTTGTTGGGACCGAGGAAGACGTGGGCCGCGCCCTCGCGCCAGCCGTAGAAGCACCACTCGTGGTTGCCCATGAAGTCCTTCCGGGTGAGGACGGGGTGCTCCTTGACCCAGATGATCGCCTGCGAGAAGTACAGGCCCGCGGCCTTCAGCACCGGCGGGTAGTTGGCACAGTTGGCGTAGCCGCCCCAGATGTAGAAGCCCCGGCCCGGCTCCAGCACGCGGGCGAGGTTGCTGAACCAGGCGTGCAGCATCTGCTCGAACGCCTCGTCCGAAACGAAGTCGTTGGCCAGGGGCCGGTCCTTGGCCCGCAGCTTCTTGCCGGTCGGCCTGGCCTTCTCCGGGTGCCGGACCACGTCCATCTTCTGGTGATGCGTCGTCTCGAAGGAGGAGAGGCCGGCGGCGATGGCGTTGTTGCTCCGCGGCTCGACCTTCACGTTGTAAGGCGGGTCGGTGTTCACCAGGTGGATCGCCGCGCCTTCGAGCAGCCGGTCCACGTCCTCGGGCTTGCCGCTGTCGCCGCACAGCAGGCGGTGGTCGCCGAGGAGCCACAGGTCGCCGGGACGCGTGGTCGCCTCGTCGGGCGGCGCGGGCACCTCGTCAGGGTCGGTCAGCCCATCCTTGACGCCGGGGTCGAGCAGCCGGGCCAACTCGTCCTGGTCGAAGCCGAGCAGGCCCAGATCGTAGTTCATCCCCTGCAGTTCGCCCAGCTCGATGGGCAGCAGGTCGTAGTCCCAGTCGGACAGCTCGGCGCTCTTGTTATCGGCGATGCGGTAGGCCCGGATCTGCTCGGGCGTCAAGTCCGTGGCGACGTGGACCGGCACCTGCTCCAGCCCGAGCTTCAGCGCGGCCTTGTAGCGCGTGTGGCCGACGACGATGACGCCCTCGGCGTCCACCACGATCGGCTGGCGGAAGCCGAACGCGCGGATCGACGCGGCGACGGCCTCGACCGCGTCGTCGTTGAGGCGGGGGTTGTTGGCGTAAGGTTTGATCTCGGACAGCTTCCGCAGCTCGATCTTCATGGCTCCTCTGCTCCGGGGAAGTTCGGACCTCGAAAACAAACTCTGCTTACCTTGGCGGCTGTTCCCGCCGCGGGGCCGGGCCGCAGGACGGCCGGGAAGTACCTATTTCGCGTTGGGTTGAGCGCGCACGCGCGCTCAACCCAAGGGAGCGTGCCGCCTGGGTGCGGCACGCTCCCTTGGGGGGTATGGGGGGTGCGCGCGCTCAACCCAAACCACGTTCTGCTGGGTTGGGCGCGCAGCAAAACCGCCTTCGTGCGCGCTCAACCCAAGCCTTGTCCCTTGGGTTGAGCGCACGCCGAATAAGCCGTGTGCGCGCTCAACCCGAACCGTTGCAGATCGCACTGCCATTAGTCCGGCTCCTTGGGTTTGGTGGAGTAGACGACGGGCTTACCGCGTCCGTCTTGCCATCGGTGGATCAGGCCAGCGAACTCCGCACGCTGCAGCAGTTGAACCCCACGGCGGTTGGACAGCCCGAGTCCTTCGGCGCGGTCGAGAATGACCGCCCTCGTTTCCGGCGCTTCCGACACACACGCCTGGACGAACCGTTCCGGGGTCCACTCCTCCTGCGGTTCGTCTTCTGCCGCAGGCTTCTCCCTGCGCCTGGGCTTCTCGGTTCGCAACAGCGTCGGGTCCAGGTCGTCAGCCGGCGTCCACACCGGGAAGGCCCAGCGCAGGCACCTGGGCATCACTGGCGGCCAGGAACGCACTGCGGCCTCCAGCACGACCACGTCGTCCTCCTCGTGCGGACGCAGGATCAAATGCGTGTCGGTCGCTCGGCTTTGACTACCGGCGCCTGCCCCCACGTCGGTGATCGCCTTGCCGGACTGGTTCCCCTTGCTGGTGTGGTGGATCAGCACGAAGCAGCAGCCCAGAAGGTCGGCGTAGCGGTCGATGGCGTTGTAAACGTTGGCCATCGTGCCGTTGTCGTTCTCATCCATCTCCCGGGGCATGAAGCGGTACATGGCGTCGAGGACGATCACCCGGAACCGCCCCGGCTCCAGGGAGCGGAAGTACGGCCCGAGCGAGAAGATGTCCTGCCAGTGCCCCCGCAGGTTCTGCACGAAGATTCGCCCGCCAACGTCCGCGAGGTCGATCTGCCGGGCCGCCGCGACCTTGGGGATGCGGTTCGCCGAGGTCTCGCCATGAAGTTCGTTGTCGATGATGAGCACGGCACCCGGCTCGGTCGTGAAGGTGTCGAGCCAGGGCCTCCCCGTGGCGACGGCCAGGGCGAGGTCGGTGACCAGCCAGGACTTACCGATCTTGGGGGCCGAGATGACGTTCATCGTCTCGCCCCGGCGCAGCAGGCCGTGAATCACCGGCCGGCGCAGGTCGGGGTAGCGCGCCACCAGGTCGGCCAGGCTGACCGGGACCAGCAGCGGCGCCTGGGCCAGGAGCTGGTCCCAGTGCCCCTCGGCCATTGCGGTCGCGATCTGGTCGGGCTCGTACCGGGCGACGCTAGACGCGACCTGCTCCACCTCGGCAACGCTCAGTGGCGGCAGGCAACGGTCGTCGTTGACCCGCAGCAGCGCCGCCAGGATCTCGGACCGGGACATCCCGACGCGGCGCATCGTGCCAGCGAGGCGCGCCAGGGTCGCGTTCCGTTGGCCCTCCGGGATCGCGTTCGCCTCGGGCGGGCCGGCCGCCACGTGGGCCAACGTGGGCGTTTCCTGGGCCAACCCGTCGAGCAACGTGACCAACCAAGGCGGCGGCTCGGGGAGCCGCTCGGGCGGGCCGTCGAGTTCCAGGCCCGGCACCCAGGAGTACGCCCCGTCCGGCCTCCGGGACGGGGGCACGACGATGTAGCCGCCGTCCGTGCGCGTATCGACCTTCGGGGCCAGCCGGCTCGCGGTGCAGCGCCAGCCCTTCCCCGCCGGCTTGCGGAAGACGTGGTGCCGTCCGCCGCGCGGTGTCATGGCCGTCGGCGCGGCCGCCAGGTCGAGCTGCTTGTCCGGGTCGTCCTTGAGCCACGGGTTGGCCGCGTCCCCTCCCGCCGGGTCGAGATCAACCACGAGCAGCCCGGCGGCGGCGATGGCGACGTTCGCGGTCGGGTGGTGCTCCCACCAGCGCTCGATCTGCTCAACCTCCGTGGTCGCGTCGAGGAAACCGTGGTCGGTCAGTGGCTTGCTGTCGCCCGGCGCGCAGGGGAACACGCGGTAGCCCAGCTCGGCGTACCGCAGCGCCGCGTCTCGAAGCTCGGAAGTGGTCACCACGGGATCTCCTCCTCCGCGGCAACCGCGTTGGCCCCGAACGGGAAGTCCAGGGCATCTTCGCTGACGACCTCCTCTTCGCCGTCGCTGGTCGGCTCCGGCATCGGGCCGATCTCGTAGTCGGTGATCCGCTCAAACTCATCGCCGGCGACCATGCGAACGGTGATCGACGAAGTGAAGGCCAGGCCTCCGTTCTTCGCCATGTCCACGGCTTGCTGGGCCGTGTCGGGGACCGGCTCTGGCGAGCGACGCTTCCACCAGGCGACGGCCTTCTGCCTGGCGTAGCCCCTGTGCTCGAAGCAGACCCATTCCGACTTGTAGTCGTGCCAGCCGACCTTGTAATCGACCCGCATGGTCCTCGGGGCGTCGTCCGGCGCGTCGCGCTTCTTGTGGACGCTGTAGAACACGTCCCGCACGGCGTACTTGGTCGTCGTCACCTGCCCCGACAGGATGCCCGCCTCGCTGGCCTTGGCGTCATGCTTGCCGCGCTCGGGCGGCGGGAACTCGTAGCCGCAGTCCGGGCAGCGCGCGTAGCCGGCTGCGATCACCGAGTGACACTCGGGGCACTCCTTTGCCGGCGCGTGGCCGTTTCCGCTGGCGTCACGCTCCTTGACTTTGATCTGGTCCACCGGCCCGTGCCGCAGCACGTTGCCCCCGAAGTCCAGGACCAGGCAGTTGGCCTTGCCGGGGTGCAGCCGAAATCCGCGGCCGACCATCTGGTAGTACAGGCCCGCCGACAGCGTCGGCCGCAGCAGGGCCACGCAGTCGATGTTCGGCGCGTCGAAGCCGGTGGTCAGCACGTTGACGTTGCACAGGTACTTCAGCGGCTTGCGGCCGAACAGCTCGCCGCCCAACACACCTCGAAACCGTGCCAGCAGCTCGTCGCGCTCGCCGGTCGGCGTATCCCCAGTGACGAAGCCGCATTCGATGCCGTGCTTCTCTCTCAGCACCTGCACGACGTGCTGCCCGTGTTTGACCCCGCTGGCGAAGATCAGGACCGCTCGGCGGCCAGCCGTGTAAGCGACCAGCTCGCCGCAAGCGGCCTCCACGAGCCATTGCTGATCCATGAGGTCCTCGACCTCATCGGCGACGTACTCCCCGCCGCGGACGTGCAGCTTGCTCGTATCGACCTTGTTGATCCCCGCCTTGGTCGTCAGCGGACAGAGGTAGCCGTCCCGGATCAGCTCCCGCACGCCGATCTCGTAGCAGATCGCGTTGAGGATGCCGCCCTCGGCGGCCGGCGTGCAGATGAGCCCCGTCTTGAGGCGGAACGGCGTGGCCGTCAGGCCGACGACGCGCAGGTGCGGGTTGACCGCCTTGGCGTCGGCCAGGAACTGCCGGTACATGCCGTCGCCCTCTGGCGGGATCAGGTGGGCCTCGTCCACTAGGACCAGGTCGAAGGTGTCCAGCTCGCCGGCCCGCTGGTAGACCGACTGGATGCCGGCCAGTATGACCGGGTGTTCCTTGTCGCGGCGCTTCAGCCCGGCCGAGTAGATGCCGAACCGGACCTCCGGGCAGACCTTGCCCAGCTTGTCGGCGGCCTGCTCCAGCAGCTCCTTGATGTGGGCTAGGATCAGCACCCGGCCGTCCCAGCGCGTCACCGCGTCCTTGCAGATGGTCGCCATGACCGGCGTCTTGCCGCCCGCCGTCGGGATCACGACGACCGGGTTGTCGTCGTGATGGCGCAGGTAGGCGTAGACGGCTTCAACGGCCTCACGCTGGTACGGTCGGAGCTGCACCGGCGTCCCCCTCGATCTGCTCGATCACGCGGCTCAGATGCCGGCGAGCACTCCTGAGATCTTCCAGCCGGCCGTCGCTGCTCCGCTCCCGGATGCGGACGACGGCCTTGCCGCCCTTAACGGGGTCGCGCTTCCAGATCTCCAGGCGGACCACCTGGCTGTCGTCGTGGAACACGCCGGCGTGTTGCAGCGCGTCCGACAGGCACTTGTGAAAGTTGTCCGCGTCGCGCTTGCGGCGGTCCGGCGGGAACAGCTCCACGGCCAGGTCCAGCGGCCCACTGAGGGGCTCGATCTTTTGCAACGCCAGCAAGGCCATGACCGCCTCGCGGTAGGCCCGGCCGCGGCGGCTGATGAGCGTCACGTGGCCGAGGTGCCGGTAGTAGTGGTTCAGGCTCGGCGGAAACGGCAGTTCCAGGGTCAGCATCCCAGCCCTCGGCAGAGAGAAAGAATGGCCGCTGCACGACCGACGAACGGACCCTTTAAGGCTGGAGGTGTGTGTCCTGTCTCGACATCGTGCAGGCGGCCGAAGGGGTCCTGTTAGCCGCGCCGCCAGGGAGGCGCGTTCGTCGCCGCCTGCTGCGGCTGGCCGGCGGCCGCCTCCTTCTTGGCGTAGCCGCGGACCTCGTTCTGCAGCTCGCCGGTGTCCTCGCGCTTCTTCAGCTTGACCGTGATCACCAGCGGCAGGTTGTGCAGCTCGCAGCTGTCCCTGGGCGTCAGCACGCCCACGGCCCGGCAGATTGCCGACAGCTCGGCGCGGGCGATCTTCACCGCCGTCTCGTTGGCGTTGTGCAGGTTGAGCCGCGCCCAGACGAAGCGGCCCTTGTACGGCCCCTCTAGGATCTGGAAGGTGAGCTGCAGGTAGCGGCCGTCGCCGCTCTTGGTCGGCTTCATCTCCGAGTCGGTGATCATGGCCAGGTACTTGCCGGCGGGAATCGGCTCCAGGTCGGTCGTCGGATCCACTTCGTTGGCGTTGAAGCCGTGCAGGTCAGCCATTGGTCGGTCCTCCGTTCGGGGTCACATTGGGTTGGTGGAAGAAGGAAGCGTAGGCGCGCCAGTCGAGCGGCAGCTCGTCGGGCAGGCCCAGGCGGTTTTTGGCGACGTGGGAGGGGCGCTCGCTCGTGTACAGGACGCGCTCGCCGGTGCCGATGCCCTTGGTCTTCTTGCGGCTGAAGCCCTCGTCGGTCTGCTTGGTGTAGACCTTGTAGGTGGCGAACAGCACCTCGTCGCACCACTCCTGGATGGTCTGCGAGGCCAGCTTGTGCAACCTTGGCACGTAGCGGTCGTAGCTGTCCGTCTCGGGGTTCTCGAAACGCTCGATCCGAGCGTGGGCGATGAGGACGACGGTCATGCCCCGGTCGTTGCGCAGGGCGTCCAGGCCGGTCAGGAACTCGCGCCACGGCGTCAGGGCGAAGACGTAGCCCTTGCCGTAGCCGATGTCCTCGATGTTCTCGACGGAGCGCTGGCGGCAGACCTCGGCCCAGATCAGCCGCTCCAGCCAGTCGAGCGAATCGACGACGACCGTGCGGTAGGGGTGCGGCTCCGTGTAGAGGCCCTCCAGGGCCTTGAGGGCGTCCTGGTAGGACAGCGCCAGCGGGAACTTGTCGCAGTCGATCTCGCCCAGGCCGTCCTCGGTCTGGACGAACACGGGCTTGTCGCTGGAGGCGCCGAAGGTCGATTTGCCGATGCCGTGGGTGCCGTAGAGCAGCACCCGCCGCGGGGCGAGGCGCTTGCCGCTCTGGACTTGTGCCAGGAGACTCATGCTCGGTTCCTCGGGTTAGATGTGGTCGAAGACGCGCAGCTCCTCGTAGCCGGTGGGCCAGTGGTCTTGCTGCCGGCAGCGCACCAGGCGATCCAGGGCGGCCTCGTTGTCCCGCTCCGCGACGGCGAGGACGTTTGGGTCGATCCGCCAGACGCCGCAGCGGTACGGCTCGCGTTTCTCGACCGCGATCAGGTACACGGGCAGCGTCACTCCGGTCTGCAGCGCGAGCAGGGCGCGGTAGAACGCGAGCTGGTGGAGGTAGCCGAACGAGCGGGCGTCGGCCTCGAGGTACTTGAGGTGGTCGCAGGTCTTGAGATCGACCAGGCCCTTGGCGGGGCTCAGCCAATCGAGCCGGGCCTGGCAGGGAACGCCCTGGTAGTCGCAGCGGATAACGCCCTCGGGCACGCCCTCGGCGAGCAGCTCGCTGGCGACGGGGTGGCGCTGCACGGCGCCGGCCAGCTCCTCGACGAGGGCGGCCTGGCGGTCGGTGAGCACCGGTTTGGCCTGGCGCTCGGCCCACTCCTGGTAGGCCTTGCTGCGGCTGTCGAAGAGCTTGCCGGTCGCGGGGTTGGTCGGCCCGCCGAAGGCGTACTGCCGGCGGTAGGCGTCCCGGCCTTCGAGGATGAGGGCGTGGGCGGCCCGGCCGACCTGGAAGGCGGGGCGGTCCTCCTCGACGACCAGGCCGAGCTGCCGCTTGCGGTAGAGCAGCGGGTTCTCGCGGAAGTCGGCCAGGCCGTGGCTGGTGACGTGCTCCTTCGACCGGGCGTGGTAGACCTCGGCCGGCTCGCGGAGCAGAAAGTCCAGGTGACCGAGCAGGCCGGGGTCGGCGCTCTTGCCGCGTTTCCAGGCGGCGGGTTGGTTCATGCGTGTGCCTCCTCGGGCGCGTGGTTACGGTCGGTCATGACGCGGTCCACCCGGTACGAGTCCTCGCTGACCTTTCGGCGGACGAAGCCGACGAACAAACGGTTGAAGCCGCGGCCGACCGGCGTGCCCGCGTCGATGACGCAGCCACGCCGGTCCGGGTCCAAGAGATGGGCCGCGTCGAGGCGGACCTGGGCCTCGCTGGCGGGAAGGCGTAGCGGGAGAGTTCCTTGGTCGTGTCGCGCCTCTTCCGAATGACGGGCCTCTACCCATAGACCTACCCGGTCCGCGGGCGGGTTGACGCAGGGCTCACAGATAATCCCGCAGCCCCGCGCCCTCGAAGGCGCGGCGGAGGCGCTCCATGCGCCGCAGCAGCGTGGTGCGCGGCAGGCCGAGGTCGCGGGCGACCTGGGAGACGGAGTCGTGCTTGAGCCGCTCGGCAACGTCCCGGATGTCCGTGGGCTGATCGGCCAGCACGTCGGCCACGTCGCCGGCCAGCTGTGCCCGCTCCTCGTCGCTGCGCGGATCGCGGCCGAGCCGGGCGTCCTGCTCGCGCCGGCCGACTGTCTCGGCCAGCTCGACCGGGCCGTTATCGCCGGTCTCGATCAGGACGTGCAGCGACGTGGCCCGCCGGTGGTCGCGCTTTTCCGCCCGCTTGTCGCGGAGGAGGCTGGCGGCGTGCCGCTCGACCACGGTGGTGACGAAGACGTGCCAGTGCGCCTCGCCGGGGTCGAAGGCCTCAAGCTGCTTGAGCAGCTTGAGGGCGAGTTCTTGCTCGATGTCGTCCCGGTCACTCCGGGTGAAGCCGGCCCGGCCCACGAGCTGCCGGGCCTTGCGGCGGATCAGGCGCGCCGCAAAGGCATCGAGCTGCTTTGGACTCTCTGGACTGTGATGAGGGGGCTGGGGAGTTGGAGATTGCTTCGCGTCTGGTTTCATGACCCTTTGCCCGAACGGGTGGTTGATCCCGCCGTGCCCGATGCACAGCGACCACCCGCCGGCCGGGTTGCATGACCGGCGCGCGAAAAAACGGCGGCGCAACCGAAGTCGTTGCGCCGCCGTTCGATCAGGTCACGCATTCCCGAGTTGCAGTTGCACGAAAACGGTGCAACTGCAACCGGCTACCCCGTCTTCTGCCCGCGCGGCCTCCCCTTCCAGCGCATGATCTGGTCCAGGTCCAGGGCCGTCTCCCAGTACAGGCGCAGCTCGCGCGCCGACTCATCCGCCAGGCAGCGGCTGACGTCGGCCTTCGTCAGCCCGGTGCGCTTGGCCAGGTCTTGCTGGCTCGGGCGGGGGAGCAGCTCCGGGGTGCCCGTCCGCTCCTTGGTCGCGTAGGCGTAGTCCCTGGCCGCCCGGAGGTGTTCCGCCAGCTCGCGGACCAGCGCCTCGATCTTGCCGGCCCGCTCGGCCCGCTTGCGCGGCGGCCGCTTCGCCTTGACCTCGCCATTGAGTCCCGCATCGGTCAGCCGGCTTTCGACGTAGGCCAGGTCGAAGGCCAGCGCCGCCGGCCCGAACGTGACCACGGCCTCCAGGGCGATGGCCAGGTTCGTCGTCACGCCGCCCCAGCGCCGGACGCTCGCTTCCGTGGGCAAGAAGAGGAGGGCCTTGGGCCGGCGGGACATCTCGGCGATGAGGGCCGGTCGGTTATCCTCGTAGACGTGCCGGGCGAAGTAGACCTCGCGCGGGCGCTGCCCCCACGTCGCCTTCCCCAGGCGCCAGAGGTGCCCGGCCACGGCCTCCGCGAGCAGCCCGCGGACGCCCGCGACGCCGGCCACGGCGGCGAGCAGCGCCGGGACATCAACCGCCCACCGCTTGAGGCGGTCGAGCGGGACCTCCACGGCCCCGCACTCGGGGCAGGGGACGTAGGCGTGCCGTTGCCCCGTCCGGCTACTGGTGACGAACTCGACGCGGCCGACGTAGCCGCGCCCGCAGTCCCAGCACGGCGCGGACGTGGCCGGCGTCGTCTCGCGCAGCAGGCCGAGGCCGAGCAGCCGTTCCAGCGCGGGGCCGAGGTGCTCGTGGGCCTCCTCCGCGAAGAACACCGGCGGCTCGTCATCCAGCCGCTGCAACATCAGAACGAACGGATCGAACACCATCGACGTTCCACCGCTTGAGGTACTTCTGGGCCAGCTCGATCCGCTCCGGCCGCTGGTTCCGCAAGCTGCAGCTGCTCGGGTACGCCACGTCGAACGTCAGCGTCCCCGGCTTGCGGCCGTCGAGCGGCAGGAACTCGAAGCAGAAGGTGACCATCGTGACGTTGACCGAGGACAGCGGCACCCGCTCCTTGTTGAGGACCTCGTCCAGCATGTCGTAGATGTCGTCCGGGCCGCCGTCGGGGTCGGCCTCCAGGACCATGCGGCGGTGGCTGTTCTTGAACGACAGCCGCAGCCGGCGGACGCGCGCCCGGACGCAGTCCTCGGGGTCCGTGGCCAGGGAGAAGCTGCGGTGCTTGAGCCCGTTCAGGTCGTAAGCCGCGTCGGGGTTCCAGTCCTCCAGCTCGACGCCGAGGACGATCTGGGCGAACAATTCTTCCAGCCGCGGCTTGATCTTGGGCGGCACCTTGGCGAACAGTTCCAGCGTGCCCTCCTCGCGGTTGTAGGCGAAGACGATGGCGAAGGTCTGGCGGAAGGTCCGCGGCGCGAGCTTGCCGTCCTGGTCATGGGCGGTGACGTTCTGAACGAAGTCGTCGGGGTGGGCGAAGAAGTAATCCGTCCCGCGGCGGGCCAGGGTTTCCACCGTGCAGACCTTGCCTCGCCCCTGCTCGCAGAGCAGCAGGTCGGATAGCCCCTGTTCGAGCTGCTTGAGGGTCGCCGGCGACTTGTCCGGCTCGACTTGCGGCAGGTCTTTGCGCTTGCGCCACCAGGCCAGGTGCTCGACCTGGTGGATCAGGATGGCCCGGTTGACGACCTCCGTGCGGTTCAGCCACGCCCACATCGCCTTGTGGTAGGGGCCGCCTTCCTGGGGCATGGCGGCCGGCAGGTCGGGGTCGCCGGCCAGAACGCCGGCCTCGATGATCGCGCTGATCCCGGTCTCGCAGGCCAGGTCGAAGACGTTGTGCAGCGCCCCCTCGACGTTGTCGAACTGCGCCGGCGCAAGCGCGTTCAGCGCCTGCACGATCGGCTCGATCTCGCGCTCGCCCAGCCCCTCCCACTCGATGCCGAGGTCGCCGTGGCCGAGCCGCTGGAAGAACTCCTTCAGTAGGCAGTTTGGGACCATCCTCAGGACGGTCGGAATGGAAAACGCACGCGACATATCACTTCGCCCCCTTTCTGTTGCCGGACGGCGGGTCGGTGTCGCCGGCTGGGTTTGTGGCGAAGCACCTCCGTTCGGACGAGGCTCCCCGATTTGGTGTACGGCGGTATACTAACATGTTGGGCGATGCCGAAGCAACTTCGGAGTCCGCCTACCAGGGGATCAGCACGTTAGCAAGGTCAATTGTACTCTAGCTTTGCGGCCTTTGCGGGCTGTGCGGCCTGCGCTAGGAAATCTTGCCACATGCGCCGCTGTTTTCGCCAGTCTAGCGCAGCTGCAATCGGCTGCAGCTGACGCAGGTGGATCGGGTCGCGGCCCCGCACCGTCCGGGGCAGGAACAGGATCGCCTCTTGGATGTCGGGGGCCAGGTAGACCAGGTTCATGATCTGGCTCACCCGCGCCCGGGTGACGTGCCCGAGGCGGGCCAGCTCGGTGTAGTGGGCGATCTCCCCGGCGCGGAGGAGGCCGTCAAACCGGATGGCCAGCGCCATCAGCCGGGCGATCCGCGGCACCCGCCCCGGGTTGGCCGGGCGCGGCGGCTCCCCGCCCGGTCGCAGCTCCTTGCGGCTGCCCCGGCCGCGGCGGTAGAAGTGGACGTCACACTCGACGGTCAGCGTCTCGGTCATGCGATCTTCTCCTTCCCGCCCTGGTCCGCCAGCTCGTCGGCCAGGGTCTTGATGCCCGCCGGCTGGAACGTGATCGACACCTTCCCCCTGGCCCCGTCGTAGTCCACCCGCTGGACCAGGAGCTGCACCACGCGGGCCTGCTCGGCGGGCGTGAGGGACTCCCACACCGGGTCGAAGACCGACAGCGCCAGGGCGACCTCATCGTCGTCGATCCGCCGCCGGCGGATGGCGGCCGCCTCCTCCCGCACCCGGCCCGTCCGGTCCTCGGCCAGGCGGATGCGCTCCTGCAGGTCCGCCAGGCGGGCGATGGTCGGGTCGTCCACCGGGTTCGCCGGGATCTTCTGCAGCTCGGCGTGCCAGCGTGCCAGCTCCCGGTCCAGACCGCGCCGCTCGGCTTCCAGCTCCGCGAGCCGGGCCTCGTCCTGCGCGCGGGCCTGGGTGATAGTCGCTTGCAGCAAGGCGGGGTCCTTGCCAATGCAGCGGATCTGATCGACGACGAGCTGCTCGATCTGGGCGGCGGGGATGGACTTGGACGGGCAGGTGTTCCAGCCACGCTTCTGGGCCGAGGAGCAGACGTAGTAGCGGTAGCGCTTGTTGCCGTCCTTCGTCGTGTGCGTCGGCGTCATGGCACAGCCGCAGGGCACGCAGCGCAAGAGGCCCTTGAGCAGCGCCCCGAACTTATTCCGCACCGGCGCGCCCCGGGTCCGGCCGTTGCGGTGCAGCAGGGCCTGGACGCGGGCGAAGACGGCCGGGTCCACGATGGCGGGGTGCTCGCCGTTGTGGACCTCGTGCTTGTACCTGATCTTGCCGACGTAGGCCACGTTCGTCAGCAGGCGGTGCAGGTTCGTGCGGGTGAACGGCTTGCCGCCGCGCTCGCGGCCCTTGCGGGTCTGCCAGCGCTTGTTCCGCCAGCCCCGCCGCTCCAGCTCTTGCACCACGGGCAGCAGCGACTCGTGCTCCAGGTAGAGGGCGAAGATGGCCCGCACGCGCTCGGCCTCGGCCTCGTTGACGACCAGCCGGAAGCC